AAAGGGAATGCCGCGTCCTGGAGATGATGCCCTTGAACAGGCGATTGTGAGTACCAAGCAGGTTTTGACGACGGTTAAGTCGACGCCGTTCTCCCCATTCTCCTCAAAGGCTGTAATAGCCGAGGAAGTAAGGAGGACCTGTCGTGAGGTCTTTACACAGCGGTTATCCCCGCATGATCTCTATCATCCGTATACTCCTTCAGTGAAAGCTAATTATGTCGACTCGCGTAGCAAGTTCGGCACTCTTGGAACACTGATGGAGGAGAGTATGCTGATGAATCGTGTGCACCCCAGTGCAGCTGCAAAGCTGTATCGGGATGCCGTCGAATTGGACCAGGGTGACGATGAGATTAGTGATGAAAGATTCGTACGCGTTAAGGTTAGACCTGAGTTTCGTACCCAGGTCGGAGCCGTGTACCGAGAGGTATTCGACAATGCGCGCGAACGTGCGAGAAGTGAAGAGGCCAGTGTTAAATTGGTCGCCTTACCAGAGGCACTTAAGGTACGGGTCATTTCCAAGGGACCCCCCCTTACTTACTTCACTCTAAAGCCAGTACAGAAGTTTCTTCTCCGACAGATGCGAAGGCTCCGAGCCTTCAAGCTTGTAGGGGAAACGGTGACTCCAGAGTTCCTTTCAGAGGTACTCGGGAAGTCTTCCGGTGTGTTTCACTCTTTGGATTACCAGAGTGCAACAGACCTATTGGACCCGGAGATTTCCGGAGTCGCCGTAGACGAAATTTGTGATGCTGTAGGTATGCCGCCAGATCTTACGGTGCTTTTTCACAAGGCACTCACGGGTCATCTGGTTGAGGAACTCCCCCAGGTCTGGGGACAACTCATGGGCTCAATTGTTTCTTTTATAGTTCTTTGTGTAGTGAATCTTAGTGTTATCCGACACGCCTTCGAAGTCAGCGAACGCACTCGGATCTCTGTTGTGGAGATCCCAGCTGTGGTCAATGGTGACGATGGTCTTGTGAGAACTTCTCGCAAGTTTTCCGACGTTTGGGAGAGTGTGGCCCGTGTGGCCGGACTTATTCCTTCTGTTGGTAAAGTGTACACTGATTCTGTTTACGCCAATATCAATTCCACTTCGTATGATTTTGAAAATGGTAAATTCAATCTCATCCCGTATCCGAACATGGGTCTCATTATGGGACTCGGTCGTTCTGGAACGGCGAAAGCAAGTGTGACTGACACGGTGCACGACTATAATAATCCTTTTGTTAAGTCATTGGGAGCTCGTCATCATGCGTTGATTGAGTCCTGCCCTGAGTCGATGAGACTCGAGGTTCATGAACTCTTCCTTCGTCATAATGCTGAAACACTGAGATCAACTCGCGTACCCTGGTATATCCCAGAGTCGTTGGGTGGCGTTGGGTTAAAACCACTAATTGTGTACAAGGGGTTGGAGAGCGGTGATGTGGACGATGTGTCCCGTCATTACGCCCGTACCTCCTCTGGTCACGTTTGTGGACCCTCTCGTCTCGACGTTGGAATTGCGTGGTCCTTCATGGATTATCGCGGTTCCTTCGGAGTACGAAAGGTACCCTCGGCACAGCCGATTCAGGCTAGACCGGTCTGGCAACGTCCCGTACGAGACCTTATGTCTCCAGGGATGAGCATGGTTATGAGTGAGTCTGACGAGTCCTTCATGGACCTGTCGACTTACTACTTGACACCATCACTAGTTGCGGTGGAACTGGGTGACTCGACTCGTTTCGAAGTCATCCGCCGTAACGAACGCGCTTGGGAGTCCAAACTGGCCCTGATGAGTGACTACTCCTCTCGAGGAGGAGATCTCTTTCTAGAGTCTGTTCGTGATTCGCGCAGCACTAAAACGTCGGGCGTAAAGCCAAGTCGCCTTGTAGGCGCAGATCCTATCACACATCAGCCAATGTATGATCGTGTTGATTAGAGTCGACAGCGGGGGCAGCCCCCCTGTTTCAAGGACACCGGATTACCGGGTCGCTTAAACGTCGTCATGTGTACTGTTTTTC